GTTTCCCCATCCGCTACACCCACTTTTGATCTTTCTCAAGGAACGATTCAACAGATAACGGTAAGTGCAAACATTACAGCTATAACAACAACCAATTTGGGTGTTGGTCAATTTGTTGTGTTGGATTTTATCAATTCAACCGGAACGCCCTACACCGTACAATATCCAAGCAATTTCTACATGACTGGCGGCGCAAGTAATGTGGTGACAATGGGAACAACGTCGAGTGGGCATAATGCTCAATTGTTCTATTGTGACGGCACTAATTTGTACGGTTTGGGTAATTTCAGAACGTCCTAAACGGATCTTACCGTACATAGGATATACCGCAAAATCGACACTTTAATAAATAGTTGTATGAAATACAACAACTTACGGAGTGTCGATTTTTATGCCACGTAGCGCCGCCCAAACGTATCTTACCAACCCGAGGCTCAAGAAAGCGGGTGTCAAGATCCCGATCACCCTCAAAGAAGCACAAGAATACAACCGCTGTTTCTCAGATCCGGTCTACTTCATTCGCAATTACGTAAAAATTGTTCATGTGGACAGGGGAGAAATTTTCTTTGATATGTGGGCTTTCCAGGAAAAGATGATTCGTCTCTTTCTTGGAAATCGTTTCGTCATCGTCAAGTGTCCCCGACAGGTTGGAAAGTCAACCACGACCATTGCTTACATTCTCCACACCATTCTTTTCAAAGAAAATCAGAACATCGCCATTCTTGGAAACAAGTTTCAGACAGCACAAAAGCTTCTTGGTGATTTGAAGAAATCTTACATGATGCTTCCAAAGTGGATGCAACAGGGCGTCATCGAATGGAACAAGAGAAACATTGAACTTGAGAACGGCTGTAAGATCATCGCATCTTCAACCGCCGCCGACGCAATCAGAGGCAATACCTACAACCTCATCTTTCTTGATGAATTCGCCCACGTGCCTGCGCATATCGCTGATGACTTCTTTGACTCGGTTTATCCTACAATTTCTTCTGGTCAAACGACGCAAGTCATCATGGTTTCGACGCCTAAGGGAATGAACAAGTTTTACAAGATGTGGGAGGGTGCAAACAATAAAAAGGATTCTACCGACCCGAACTTTAGATGGAACGGCTATGTTCCTTTTGCGATCCATTGGAGCCAAGTTCCGAAACCTGATGGGACAGGACTTCGAGATGAAGCCTGGAAACGGGAAACAATCGACCGTACCAGCGACGAACAGTTCAAGCAAGAGTTTGATTGTGAATTCATTGGATCGAGCAACACACTTCTTTCCAGAGAATGCCTTTTGAGCATTGTCACGAAGCCGCCCATTCGCAAAGTTTCCATGCAGTATTCCAAATTCGACGTGGAGGGTTTTACAGTCGAACACTTCCTGGATGTTTATTTCGACCCACAACCCGGCCATCAATACGTTCTTTGTGCCGACGTTGCGGGGGGAAAAGACTTGGATTCTTCCGCTTTTACGATCATTGACATTTCAGCTTCCCCATTTCTAGTTGTTGCCAAATACAAAAGCAGCAAAATCTCTCCGATGCTTTTCCCGGACGTGATACTACAGGCGGCTACTAAATATAACATGGCGTTCGTTTTAACTGAGACGAATGATAACGACGTAGCCAAAACCCTTCAAATGGATTTGGAATACGAAAATTTGATTACGACCGTAACTCGTGGAAAGGGAACGCAAGTTGGGGGTGGGTTTAGTAAAAACGTCGAGTTTGGAATTAGGACGAACAAGTCTACCAAGAAGATCGGGTGTGGAAACTTGAAAACTCTCCTGGAGAGCCGAAAGCTTATCACACACGATTATCAGATTTTTGAAGAATTAACCCATTTTGTGTCGAACAACCGTGGCTCCTATTCTGCGGAAGAGGGTGCAAATGACGATTTGGCCATGTGCATGGTCAATTTTGGCTGGCTGGTGAATCAGAAGTACTTCAAAGAACTGACTGATTCGGATGTTTACAGCCAATTGAAAAAGGACTATGACAAAGCTATTGAAGAAGAAATACTTTCATTTTTTGTCAACGACGGCAACGGTGTTCTCGGTGAAGCCGATGACAACGGGCCAACTTGGTAGTTCTAGAGATATATAAATCATATCTTTGCAGAAACAACCAATCCTCTAAATACACAAGAAGAAAGAAAGTTAGCCGGAACATGGCAAAAACATAGGAGATAACATAAAATGGGCTTTCAACTATCCCCTGGAATATCGGTTACTGAGTACGATTTAACTACAATAGTACCTGCGGTAGCCACAACTATCGGGGCTATTGCAGGCCCATTTCGTTGGGGTCCCGCAAACACACCAATGCTGATTGAATCTGAAGAAGGTTTAGCGACTTCGTTTGGTTATCCTGACAATGAAACAGCCAACACTTGGTTTACAGCATCTAGTTTTCTGGCATACACCAATGCATTGCAAACAGTTCGTGTAATTCGCTCCACGGGTGTATTTGGAGTAGGTGCGGTCGCAACGGCTGCTGTATCGAACTCTACCACGGTTACGGTCACGATAGTGACTGGCGGTACCGGCTATGGAACAACTCTCCCACTCGTGGTTATCACGGGCGGACATGGAACTTACACTTCTGCAACGGCAACTCTATCCGGTGGCGCTGTTACGGCCATCACAGTGTCGGGTGCAAGTGGTTATCTTGACGCCGACACATTACTTGTGACCATCTCATCGATGACAGGCGCACACAGCAACGCAACGGCATCTGGCGTGGGCGTGTTGATTCCAAACGAAAATACTTACCTTGCAAATTATGCAAATGGTCAAGCTGACGGCCTTGGAATGTGGGCAGCGAAATATCCCGGCGATCTCGGAGACAGCATTCTAGTTTCCATCGCCGATCAAGATAGCTTCGCAACTTGGGCTTACAAGAACAACTTTAGCGGCCCGCCCAACACATCGGCATTTGTCGCCACTTCTGGTGGATCGGCTGACGAAGTACACATCGTCACGGTAGACAGCACCGGTCAATGGACTGGCACTCCGGGAACAGTTTTGGAACGGTTTCCGTTCTTGTCCAAGTCTGCAATGGGCAAGGCAGAAAATGGAACTTCCATTTACTACCCTCAGGTTATTAACCAACAATCCAAGTATGTCTGGTGGCTCGACCACCCGACCGACACTCAGTTGGGTATTTCTACCGCTGTAAATTGGGGTGGCGCTGCATCCGTACAGTTTCAAACGCTGTCCGAGAATATCACTCTGACAAGCATTACCGACACTTTCACGGTGGGTGAGACAGTTCAAGATCAAGTGAGCGTGGTGGTAACGTCGGGTTCCGGCGCAACTGCATCCGGCTCCACTTTGGTTGGTGCTGGAATGGGTGTGATTGACATCACACCGACTACCGGTGGTACCAACTATGTAACCGCTCCGACTGTCACCGTTGTTGGTGGCAATGGAACGTATAGCACTGCGGTAGCAACCCTTACAAGCGGCGTGGTAACATCCATTGCGGTGACTGTGACTGGTGCTTATACTGGCACGGCTCCTACTGTAACCATCGTTGCTGTAGGATCTGGCGCAGTGGCTTTGGCTACGGTCAATTCACTGGGCGTCTTAACTGCTGTCACTCCTTTGGCAATAGGTTCGGGCTACACAAATGCCCCGAACGTAGTGATTGGTGGTCCGGGAACGGGCGCAACCGTCGTGGCTGTTTTGGGCGCAGGCGGCAACTCGGCTAAGGTAATATCCTACACTGTCACAAGTGGTGGTTCCGGTTATATGACCCGCAGCGGTGTGGTGGTGGCTTGGGCAACTCCGATTCTTTCGATTCGTCCAACCGCTGGCGCATTCGATGATGGCGACCTTGTGACGGGTGTTACCTCAAGTGCATTCGGCACGGTCGGCTCGGATGGCGTTGTCGGCGGCGTAATCACCAATAACCTAACAGGTGGTGTTGACGGAAATCTGAACGTTGAAGACGGCGATCTTATCAACGGCTTCACTCTGTTCCAGTCTGCCAACAACATTGACATTTCATTGCTTTTGTCAGCAGATGCCGATGCAACAGTTACTAACTTCTTGATTCAAGACATCGCTGAAAATCGCTTGGATTGTGTTGCGTTCCTGTCCCCACCGTCCGCTGCGGTTGTGAATAACAGCGGCAATGAAGACACCGACATCATCGCTTATCGCAACAATTTCTCTGATAGCTCTTACGCTTTCATGGATAGCGGTTGGAAATACATGTACGACAAGTACAATGACGTGTATCGTTGGGTTCCGCTCAACGGTGACACTGCCGGTTTGTGTGCCTACACGGACAGCATTCGTGCTCCGTGGTGGTCCCCTGCCGGTTACAACCGTGGCTTCATCAAGAACGTTGTTAAGCTGGCATGGAACCCTCAACAGGCAGACCGTGATGAGCTTTACAGCGCAGGCGTAAACCCTGTCATTTCGCAGCCGGGTCAGGGCACGTTGCTCTTCGGCGACAAGACGCTTCTAACCAAGCCGTCTGCGTTCGACCGCATCAACGTCCGCCGTTTGTTCATTGTGCTTGAAAAGGCCATTGCAACCGCTGCACAGTACACCTTGTTCGAGTTCAACGATGTGTTCACCAGAGCACAATTCGTAAGCATGGTGGAACCGTATCTTCGGAACGTTATGGGTCAAAGAGGTATCACGAACTACAAGGTAGTCTGTGATACAACCAATAACACACCCGAAGTTATTAACAGCAACTCGTTTGTTGGTGACATCTACATCGTGCCCAACTACAGCATCAATTTCATTCAATTGAACTTTGTTGCCGTGCCGACTGGTGTTGACTTCAGTGAGGTTGTGGGAACCTACTAAGTTCTTTCAACCCCACATAAATAGAATTGGGGTAATAAACTATGGCATTTTCAATTGACCAATTTCGGGCAAATCTACAGTTCGGCGGTGCACGCCAGAACCAGTTTGATGTTACGATGCCCGCACCACCGGTAGCAGGACTGAATTCGGCGGACTTTGCTTTTAAGTGCCGGAGCGCATCAATCCCAGAAGAACACGTAGGTATCATTCATGTGCCCTACTTTGGTCGTATGCTCAAATTTGCTGGTGATCGAACGTTCACCGAATGGCAAGTTCAAGTGTTCAACGATGAAGACTGGGGACTCCGTACATCATTTGAACAATGGTCCAACGCTTTGAACGGCCATTTGGATAACCTCCGTAATCCGGTAGCTGTTTTGACAACTGGTTACATGGTGGATGCAATTCTTACCCAATACGGTAAGGCTGGCAACGTCATTCAGCCCGCTCAGTACACCATGATTGGTTGCTGGCCGGTCACTGTTGGCCCAATCCAATTGGCATGGGATGCTAACGATCAAATCGAAATATTTGATGTCACTTTCGCCTACCAGTGGTGGGAAAACGCTGTCACTTCGTAATAGAAATGCTGTTCAAAGTCATCGGCGAATATTAAGAATTAGGCTCAAAGGGAACAACCTTTTGGGCCTTTTTCTTTTTAGTCAGTAGCAGACAATTTATCGAGCACCTTCTGCGCTAATGCTGTCCAGAATTGTGCTCTATGTTTTTTGCTCAATTGAGCGAAGTTTCTGTTCCACTGGCGAATTGGATCGAAGTGAGCCGCCTCTGTCGCAATGATGTTTTGTATATTCTCGACGTTCTCCAAAAGAATGGCAACTTCCACATCTTCTGTGCTGATCCCTGTGAATTCGGGTACCTTGACCAAGATGGTAGGAATCAATTCAGCCAGCCGTTTGATCCAGTCGAGTTGTGTTTCGTCCAGGTTCTTTTCCTGTTGCAACTTATCAAACATGTGCTTTGAGATCCGATACCAGTAGGGTGGTGGCGTCACATAGGCAACTCTCTTCGGGAATGGTGGTTTTCTTTTGGCCGCTTCTTTAGCGGGCGTGTACCGCTTCTGTTGGTGGGTTCCTTTGGCGGTGTGACGATGGAAGGGATCTTTCAGCATCCCTGGCGTTTGCCCAGCGATGAATTCTATTTTGGGAAGCTGAAGCTGTTTCTCTGTTCCTGGCTTTGACTCTGGTTCTTTCACCCCGAACGGGTCCTTCAGCATTCCGGGTGTGTTCCCAGATTCAATTTTCTTTTGCTCATCAGCCATATGTGTATATATCTTTGATCTAAATACTTAACGATGAAGGACAAATTCTAACATGCCCTATAACCTTTTTGGTTTTCTTTTTAAGGACAAGAAGACAAATCAAACTCCCACTTCCTTTGCTCCTCCCCAAAATGACGACGGAGCAATGGTCATTGAGCACGGTGGCGTCAATCAACAAGTCGTCGATCTAGACGGCATTGTCAAAAACGAAATCGAACTTATCACGAAGTATCGTGAAA